AATTTTACAATGAATATAAAGATGTAATTAAAAATTACGAAATTTCAGGCGAAGACCCTTTATTAAATTCAGATACATATAAGTATGCTGAAACACAATTAGAAGAAATTATAGATGATATTAGAAAAACTGCATCTACAAGTTTAATTAAATTTAACGTAGACCCTGCAAGAAAAATTAAATTTAGACAAGATGCACTTGAATGGTTAGCAGATAATCAAGCAGAAGCTAATGCACCTGCTGAAGGTCAAGGTATGACTAAATCTGAAAGACGAGAAAAGTTTAAACAATGGGTTAAAAGAAGATTTGAAGAAGAAAAACAAGATTTGAAAAACGCAGTTAGTCAAAACACTGGGGCTACTTTTGGTGAAAGTTCAGATAATCCAAATGATACAATTTTAGTTAATGAAAATGATTTAGCAAACTTTGACACTTCTAAAGTGACGTTTGATGATAAACCAACATCAACATTAACACCTAAAAAGAATACATATAATTTTAGTGACATTGAGTTAGCTGAAAGAAGAACAGATTTAAAAGAAATCAATTCAGTTAATTTTAGAAGAAAATATGGCATCACAAAAGAAATGTTTAGAAAATCCATAGGAGAATTATAGAAATGGCAACAATAAGAAAACAAGCACCTAATGGTCAGATGCTAGAATTTCCTGAAGGAACTTCTGAAGATGTAATGAACAAATACATGGCACAGGAAAAGTTCCAAGCCATACAGAAAAAGAGAGGTGCATTTAAAGATGTAGCTGTAGGGGTTGTAGATGGTGTCAGAGATGGTGTCCAAGCTACTGTAGACCTAGCAGAAGGATTAAGTGACACTTTAGGAGAAGCAACAAATATTGGTGGTTTCGTATTTGGTAAAGATGCTAAAAATGGCAAGATTGGATACGAAAACTTTGCAGAATTTAAAGCTAATAAAAGAAAAGGTCTTTTATTTGGTGAAAAGGGTGTCAATGATGGTTTAACATTACCTGACTTTGATGGAGACCCACACACATGGCAAGGTAATCTTGCTAAAGGTGTATCTCAATTTGCAACTGGTTGGTTCACTGGTGGTAGAGTTTTAGGGGCAGTAGGCAAAGTGACTGGTGCATCTAAAAAAATATCTCCATTCTTCCAAGCATCTAAAACAGGTCAATTTGCTAAAATGACTGGTAAAGGTGCAATCGCAGACTTTACAGCTTTCAATGAAGAAACTGGAAGACTAGCAGACATGATTACCGAACATGCACCACAATTAGAAAATCCATTATTTGATTATTTAAGTTCAGAAGGTAAAGACGAAGGTTTTTACGAAGCAAGATTTAAAAATGCTTTAGAAGGTGGTCTAGTAGGTGGTGGTATTGAAGTTGCTTTAAGAACATTCAGATACTTTAAAAATGGTAAAAAATTACAAGAAGGCAAAGCAGTTAATAAACAACAGTTAGCTGAAGATGAAGCATTTCTAAAAGAATTAAAAGAAGAAGATGTTGTAAAATCTAAATACAAACCTTTATCACAAGATGAAGCTGTACAAGTCACTAAAAGTCTACAAGGTAATTTAGATGATGCAATCGTAAATCAATTTAAACAAGCACAAAAAACTTCACCAAACAAAGAAATGTTTGATGCTAATATTGAAAATTTAGATTTAAGTTTAAATTTTAATGTTAGACAATTTCTTGATTTAGATAAAGAAGGCTTGATGAGTTTAGATGCTTTCAACAAAACTTATGAAAAATTAATTAAAAATAAAAAAATAGTTTTAAGTGATGAGATTGTAGAAAAAACAGCAAGAAAAATTTATGGAAGTAATCCAAATAAATTAGAAGTAGATATTAAAGAATTAGAACAAGTGATGCGTAAAGCACCACACAAAATAATGGCTATGAATAGCTATATAGAAACACTTGCAGTTGGTGTTAAAAGATTAGCTAAATTAAGTAATAAAGAACCTAAAATTCAACAATATTTTTTAAAAAGTTTCTTTCCTAAATGGAAAGCTATTAATGAACAAAAGTTATCTATAAGTTCTAATGTAGCAAGAAGTCAAAGATTGTCAGGTAAGACTGGACAAAATCCTATTATTGAAGATTTGAATAATGCTATAAAAGACGTAGAAAGTTTTGATGGAAGTCCTGAAGTATTAATAGACCAAATAGCAAGAGCAGGAGATAGTGATATTAAAAATGTTCTTAATTATGTTGCAAAAAATAAAACATGGAATGTATTAAACGAAGTTTGGATTAATGCACTTTTATCTAATCCTAAAACACACATAATTAACTTATCTTCTAACTTAACTAACGTATTTATAAGACCATTAGAAAAAATGGTTGGTAGTAGATTATCTTCTACATTATTAGAAAACCCAGAAAAGGTTGCTAAATTAAGATTAGAAGGTGAAAGAGCATTATCTACTTATGTAGGTCTTAGAAGACATTTAGTAGATGCAACTAGATATATGAAGTTAGCATTTAATAAAGAAGATACTATTTTAAGTAAAAGAGGAAAATTAGATATTCCTGATAAAGCAATTCAAAAAAGAAAATTAATTAAAGACCCTGATACTGGATTATTTAAAGAAGTATTAGATAATGAAAGTACATCAGGCAAAATAATAAATAAAATAGGTAAAGCTGTTAGATACCCTACAAGGTTTCTTAATGCTGAAGATGAATTTTTTAGACAAATTACTTATAGAACAGAATTAGAAAAACAAGGTGTAGACTTAGCTATTAAACAAGGCAAAAGCAGAACTAAAATAGTTGCTACAGATTTAAAAACTAAAAAACCTATTACAGAATTTGACCAAGCAGTAAGTGATTACTTTGATGAAGGTTTTGATGAGTTTGGTACTGCAACAAATCCTGAAGCTATGAGAAAAGCTGATGAAAATACTTACACACAAGAACTAGATGGAATATTTGAGTATGTACAAAACATGACAAATAAGTTTCCAATAATGAAACAAATTATTCCATTTGTAAGAACACCTGCAAACTTAATGTTAAATGTCGTAGACAGAACACCATTAGGTTTTATGAGAAAGAATTTTAGAGACGATTTTATAGGAAGAAATGGTACTGAAAGAATGGCACAAGCTAGAGGTGGAATGGCTACAGGTACAGTTCTTTTAACATTAGGCTCTATACTACACAGAGAAGGTATTATTACAGGTAGTCAAGGTCAGTTAGCAGGAGAAGGCTATACAAAATCACAAGATTTAAGAAATTTAAGAAAAAACACTGGGGCATTGCCTTATGCGTTTAGATACTTTGATGAAGAAAGTGGAAAGCATAAATATGTTCAGTTCGGAAGATTTGACCCATTTGGTGCTTTCTTTGGAATGATTGCAGACTACAATGAAATGTATGACAAGCTAAGTGAAGAAGACATGAGACGAGTAGGTGGAAACATGCTCATTCTTATGGCTAAACAAGGTGGAGATGCAGGTGACTATTTATCTATGGGAACTAAAATTGCAAACTTTGGTTCAGCTTCATGGTCAGCACTTTCAAGAAACTTAGTTAGTAAAACTTATCTAAAAGGTCTTGCAGATTTTATGGAAGTATTAACAAGTGATGATACTTCTAAATGGCAAAATTATAAAAATTCAAAAATAGGTTCATTCTATCCAAACGTATTTGCTAAATTAGTTAATGACCCATTCTACAAAGATACTAAAAGTATATTTGATGAAGTTAAGAAAAGAACAGGTCTTGGTGAAGTAGAAGACAAATACGATTTTAGAGGTAATAAATTAAGAATACAGGGTAGTGATACTCAAAGATTTATAAATGGTTTATTTAATCCTTTTAATTACTCAGAAGAAAAAGAAGACCCAGTAGCATCAGAAATTTTAAGATTAGGTGTGAATATGCCTATGATGAGAGATACTTTAAAAGGTGATATTGATTTAACTTTATTTAAAAATAGTTCAGGTCAAACTGCTTACAACAAGCAGATGGAACTATTAGGTCAAGTAAAAATTCAAGGTTTATCTTTAGATGAAAGATTACAAAACGCAATCAATTCTGATTACTACAAAAGATTAAGTGACCCAATATCTTTAGATAATAATAATAAAGATGAAGGCACAAAAGCAAGATATTTAAAACAAATTATTAAAACTTATCACACTGCTGTAGAGCAAGAAATTATCAGAAGACGAAGTGAATTTAAAAGCACTAAAGATGACACTGGTAATTTTACTTTAGAAAATTCAATTATGGCAAGAGATAATTTTAAAATGAAAACCAAAATAGGACTAGAAATAAACAAAGCTGATTTAGATGGATTATATCAGTTCTCAAAATAAACTATGACACAATTTGCATTTCAAACATATACTGGTAATGGAAGCACTACACAGTATTCAATATCATTTACTTATATTGACAGTACACATGTCAAATGTTTTTTAGATGGAGTTTCTACTACAGCATTTTCTGTGTCAGGTTCAACTGTCACATTCAATTCTGCACCTGCAAATAATGTAGTAATTAGGATTGAAAGAGAGACACCACTTACAGCTAGATTAGTAGACTTCCAAGATGGTTCAGTATTAACTGAAGCTGACTTAGATATGTCAGCTAATCAAAACTTTTTTGCTGTTCAAGAATTTTCAGATGATGCTTCTAACTACATGCAGTTGGCTACTGATGATAAATATGATGCAAAGTCAAAAGTAATTAAAGATGTAGCTAATCCAGTAAATAATAATGATGCAGTTAATAAAACTTATTTAGAAAACACATGGTTGTCTCCAACAGACAAAGCTACACTTAATAGTGTAAATACAAATATTACAGCAATACAAACTGTTAATAGTAATATATCAGCTATACAAACATCAAATTCAAATGCTACGAATATTAATACTGTGGCTACCAACATTGGTTCAGTCAACACAGTAGCGACTGACATTGCAAAAGTTATTGCAGTAGCAAACGATTTAGCAGAAGCAGTTTCAGAAGTAGAAACTGTAGCTGATGATTTGAATGAAGCCACTTCTGAAATAGACACAGTTGCAGGTGCAATTACAAATGTAGATTTAGTTGGAAACAATATTGCTTCAGTAAATACACTAGCAGGAGTTTCTAATTTACAAAATTTAGCTAACGCACATACTCAGATAGTGACTGTAGGTAATAATATTCCTGCTGTTCAATCATTTGGAAACACTTATAAGATTTCAGCATCAGCACCATCAAGTCCAATACAAGGTACTTTATGGTTTGATACGACTGCAAATATTATGAAAGTTTATGATGGTTCGTCATTCATAAACGCAGGGAGTTCTGTGAATGGAACATCAGGCAGGTTCAAATATATTGCAACAGCTAACCAAACGACTTTTACAGGTGCATCTCACTCTGATACTTCAGGTGCAGTGCTTACCTATGATGCAGGGTTTATAAATGTCTTTAAAAATGGTGTTCACCTTGACCCATCAGATTACACAGCAACAGATGGAAATAACGTAGTCCTAGATGTGGGTTGTTCTGTTAATGATGAAATTTACATCTTAACATTTGGTACGTTTTCCATAGCTTCAATTAGTGCTACAGCAATCACTTCTGATACTTTAGGAATAGCAAGAGGTGGTACTGGTAAAACGACTTCAGACCTATCTGGTCAGCAAGGTAAAGCATTAGTTGTCAATTCAGCACAAAATGGATTTGATTTATCTACGACTTCTTCAGCAGAAGTTTATGGATTTGAAAATTATTATACCCCATCAACATTAGTTAAAACTGTGACTGTTCAATCAGTCAGTGGTTCTAATAAATATTTTATAGATGGTGTTCAACAAGATACTTTAGAATTATATGAGGGAAATACTTATGTATTCAATTACCCATCAGCACACCCATTTAAGTTTTCAACGACTTCAGATGGTACTCATAATAGTGGGTCAGAATACACATCAGGTGTGACGCACAACAGTTCAACGCAAGTGACGATTGTTGTACCTAGTAATGCACCAACCTTATACTATTATTGTGGGTCTCACTCAGCAATGGGTGGACAAGCAAATACACCTGTACCTGCTGATAATTCAGTTAGAGTTATTACAACAAATCAAGGTGCAGATAATATCTCATCAACTCAATTCGCCAACTTTGATGAGAAAATGTTTAGTGCGAGTGGCTTTGTCTTCTCAATATCTAATGGCGAACTAATAGCTACAATATAACAGGAGAAAATATAAATATGGCTACAATTAACTTAGGCAATATTAAGTTCACATGGAAGGGAACTTATAATGCAGGTACGACCTATGCAATAGATGACGTTGTTGCGTACAATGGTTCGTCTTATGTCTGCATACAAGCTACAACAGGAAACCTTCCAACTGTCACAGCTTACTGGGATACAATGTCTTCAGCAGGAACGAATGGTACGAATGGTACTGACTTAACAACGACTTTAACGACACAAGGCGATTTAGTTTACAGAGATGGCTCTGGTCTTCAGAGATTAGGTGCAGGAACTTCTGGTCAAGTATTACAGACTGGTGGCACTGGTGCTAACCCATCTTGGGGAACAGTATCATCTGACTTTGTGAAATTACAATCATACACTAATTTAAGTGCATCAGGTGGAAACTATATAACTTTTGATTTTTCATCTTTATTTAGTTCAACTTACGAACACTATAAATTAATTGTAGATGGAATGTATATGCCTAACGCATCTGGGTATCAATTAAGAGCAAGATTGGGTGTTGGTGGTAGTACAAAGACTGGTTCTTATTACAAATCAGTAGCTAGTTATGTTGATAAACAATCTGGTGGTGGTAATCACTCTGCTTCAGGAAGATGGAATGATGATTATTTAACTATAACTTGGCTAGAAGATACTACACAAGCTAATGATACATCTATGATAATAGATTTTATTGACCCTTTACAAACTACTTCAAGACCAAAATTCTTTTTTAATGCACAAGGAATGGATAACTCCTATGTTTACAGATTAGATGGTTGGGGATTGTATGATGAAACGAATGGTGCAATAACAAGTATGAGTTTCTTTGGAGATGGTAGTAATGCTATTGGTTTTAGAAAAGCAGAATTGTATGGAATTAAATAAGGAGATATTATGAAAACAATAAAAGAAACAGTTTATAGTCCAGAAAATCCAAATGGTATTGAAAGAGAAATTCAAGTTCCAGAAGATACTGGTACACCTAAAACTAGACTAGAAGAAATGGCAGAAAAACAAGCCATTAAAGATAGTGCTAAAGCTAAACTTATGTCAGGCGAAGCATTAACTGAAGAAGAAGCTAACACGATAGTATTATAATGAGTAAAGCTAGAGACTTATCCGACATTGTTTCCAACTTATCAGCTAATTCAGAAAAAGCTGTTGTTGTAAATAGTGGGGGAACAGAACTTACTTTTGGAGACGCAGGTTCTTCAGACTTATATGGTTTTGTAAAAACGAATGGTACAGGTTCACAAAAAGAAGACCTTATCGTTCATTTCACAAATGGTGCAGACGACTTGTCTGTAGCAAACAACGATACAGAACAATCAGATAAATTTGACGAAAGTTTTGTAGCAAAAAGAGGACTTACTTTCACAGTTGCTAGTAATGGCGACCTGACAGTCACAGTCTAATTAATAATCAATAACATTAACAATAAGGAAAAAAAATAATGGCAACATTAAATTTAGGTAGAATAAAGCCAGTATTCAGAGGTGCATACGCAGGTGGCACAGCTTATGTCGTTGACGATATAGTGACATCAGGTGGTGAGACTTTTATTTGTATCCAAGCGTCTACTGGAAATGCGACTTCCAATGCTACCTATTGGACTAAACTCGCAGAAAAAGGACTAGATGGTACGAATGTAGCAACTACACTTACTACGCAGGGAGACATACTTTACAGAGATGGAAGTGGACTTCAGCGATTACCAAAAGGCACAGCAAATCAAGTTCTTAAAATGAACTCTGGTGCAACTGCACCTGAGTATGGAGATGTATCTGCTGAAATAGTTAAACTTGCAGAAGTGACAACTTCATCAAATGCAACAGTAATAGATTTTAATGGGTACTTTGATGATACGACATACTATTCTTATGTTATGAGAGCATCTGTTGTGGGTCTTTCTGGAAACCAACAATGTAAAGGAAGATATTTAACTGCGTCTAACACAGAATTTTCTGGTCAACACTCTTGGGCAACAGATTATATGTATAGACACAGCAATAGTAATACTGGTGGGTCTGGTGGTGCGAACTTTGGAAATAATTATTCTGACCATACAAGATTTAGTGATTGGGCACAAAAAGATGGTAGAACATTTGAATTAGAATGGCAATTTACTAATCCACAATCTACTTCCCAATATAAATGTGCTAGACAGTATTGTTCAAATACAAATGATGGAGATAGTTATTTTGTTTCTGGTAATTGGATATCTTCAGAGGCTAGAACCAATACTGCATTTACTGGTATTAGAATTTATTTGAATGGTGGTTATTATTTAGATGGTTCAGTATTTAAACTTTATGGTTGGAAAAAATAGGAGAATAATATGACAACAAAAAATATATTAGATAAAGAAACTGGCACAGTACAAATCGTTGAATTAACTGCTGAAGAAGTTGTAAAATACGAAACAGACAATGCAACTGATGAACAAGAAATGGCAGATAGACGAGCTAAAATAGACGAACAAAATAGTTTAAAAGCTAGTGCTAAAGCTAAACTAATTTCTGGCGAAGCATTAACTGAAGAAGAAGCTAATACAATAGTATTGTAATATGCCTAGAAAAAAGGTGACACCTAGAGAATACGCAGAGGTATCAGCAGGTGTCAGACTTTCTTCACATGAAAAACTTTGTGCTGAACGTATGAAGTTATTACATGAAAGTATTACTGAACTAAAAAAAGAGGTCAAATCTTTAAGAACTGACGTTTCTACTGGTAAAGGAATGGTTAGAGTTCTTGTATTTTTAGGAACAATAGTAGCTACAATTATCGGTGTTTTTCAGTTCAGGTGAAATATATACTAGTGTTGTATCTGTGCAGTATAACAACTGGACAATGCCCCTCTAGTCAAATCGCAGGTTATCAATTTAATAATCATTATGATTGTGTTGTAGGTGGCTATGCTATTGCACAACAAACATTTAAAAATCTAAAAGAATTGCCTGAGTGGGATATTCCTAAATTTGAAGAAGAAAAAATAGTAATAAAATTTGAGTGTAGAGAAATTGGCACAAAAACATGAGAGATGTAAAGGTCTTAGAAAGTTTCAAAAGAAAAATTGAAAAAGAACTAAAAGAAAAAAACGTATTTAAGCATTTAAGAAAAGAAGTAGATATTAATGGTAATGGTACAAGAGGGTATCTTATCAAAGAAGGTATTAACAAAGGTAAATATATTAAATGAAAATATCAGAAAATACATCAGTAGCAATGCCAGTTAAAAATATGATTGGTATTATTATAGGTGTTGCAATGGGTATATTTGCTTACACAGAGATAACTGCAAGACTTACTTCACTTGAAACATCAAGAGAATTAATGAACGCAGATTTATTGAAAAAAAGTGAACAGACAACTACAGACAGTGAACAATTCATGCTTTTGGAAGAATTGTATAAAACTGTAGATAAATTACAAGAAACACAAGAACAGAATATGACTAATAAAGTCAATATAGAGTTCACACAAAAACAATTAGAAAAAGCATTAGCTGATATAGAAAAATTAAAAGATAAAGTTAGGGAGAATGGAAATGGAAGTAGTCATTAGTCTATTATTATTTCTTGGAGAACCTTCAGTTTTAAAAGAACATTTATATATACAAGACCAAAAAATGGCTACTTGTTTAAAAATGAAAAGGGTTGCTGAGAGAAGTAGTTCTGCAAAATATCAATGTGCTAAAGTTAAGGCTACTGTAATTGTAGATGAATACTCAGGTAATAAAAAAATAACAAGTATTTCAAGTTTAGATTAGTATGTCCATAAATTATAGAGGAGAAACTTTCTCTGGTTATAATAAACCTAAAAGAGACAGAACTAAAAGTAAAAAGTTTTCAGTATTAGCTAAAGTAGGAAAGACTGTAAAATTAATTAGATTTGGTGATGCTAATATGACTATTAAAAAATCTAATCCAAAAAACCGAAAGAGTTTTAGAGCAAGACACAAATGTGATACAGCTAAAGATAAACTGTCTGCAAGATATTGGAGTTGTAAGAAATGGTAGTTTCTCATAAAGATTTTGTTGATAAGATACAAGACCAGACTTACGAAAACGAAAATAAAATTAATCAACGAACTGTAGACGATTTAAAAAATGAAATAGATAGATTGTCTGAAGAAGTTAGTAATTTAAAATTAATAAATAGTGACCATAAAAAATTAAATGGAAAGCTAAGAAAACAAATAGATAAACTAGAAAAGGATTTAAAAGACGAAAAAGAAACATCTTTAATGATGTACCACTCACCATGATTGATAAAATATGTTATAGTATATTCGGAACATTAGATAAATTCTGCGAATGGGTAGATAAAATGTTTGTAGAACAACCTAAGAAAAAGAAGAAAAAAAATGTCAAAAGATAAATTATTAGAATTACACTCGCTATTAGCGACAAAACTTTTAGATAAAATAAAAGATGATGATGTAAAAGCTAGTGACCTTAATGTTGCTAGACAGTTTCTTAAAGATAATGGTATAGATGGATTACCTACAAATGATAATCCACTAGGTCAATTAATAGACGAACTACCATTTGCAGAAAAGAAACTAGTTAAGAATAACTAATAAAAACAAAGGTTTATGCACGAAAAACTGAAAGATTTCAGGAATTTTCTTTACCTCGCATGGCGACATTTGAGGCTTCCTGCACCTTCAACTATGCAGTATTCAATCGCAGACTATATTGCTAATGGAGATAAACGTACAATTATAAGTGCGTTTAGAGGAGTAGGTAAAAGTTGGATTACTTCAACTTATGTCTTATGGAGATTACTTCTTGACCCACAAATAAATATATTGGTTGTTTCTGCTTCTAAGAATAGAGCAGATGACTTTAGTACGTTTTGTTTAAGACTGCTATCTGAGATGCCTATATTACAACATCTCACACCAAAAGGTGACCAACGACAATCTAAGATTAGTTTTGATGTTGCACCTGCGTTAGCTTCTCATCAACCTTCAGTTAAATCTTTAGGTATAACTTCACAGCTAACTGGTAGTAGAGCAGACTTAATTATTGCAGACGATATTGAAACTTCAGGTAATACTCAGACACAGTTTATGAGAGATAAACTTGGAGAAGCAATTAAAGAGTTTGAAGCTATTGTTAAACCAGAAGGTTCAAGAATTATATTTTTAGGAACACCTCAGACAGAACAATCTATTTATAACAAGTTGCAAGAGAGAGGTTATAAAGTCAGATATTGGACAGCGAGGTATCCATCAGAGAAACAACTAAGGTCTTATGGCTCTAATCTTGCACCTATTATAGCTAATACTTGGGAACATGAACTTGTAGGCAAAGCAACTGACCCACAAAGATTTGATGAAAAAGATTTATTAGAAAGAGAAGCAAGTTATGGTCGTATAGGCTTTAACATGCAGTTCCAACTAGATACAACATTAAGTGACTTAGATAGATACCCACTTAAACTAAAAGACTTAGTAGTTCTTAACTTAAACCCTACAACTGCACCTGAGAAGGTCGTATGGGCTTCTAGTCCTGAATTACAATGGAATGACTTACCTAATGTAGGTTTGCAAGGAGATGCTTATTTTAGACCCATGCAGACACAAGGAGAGTGGATAGACTATACAGGTTGTGTAATGTCTATAGACCCTTCAGGTAAAGGTAGAGATGAAACAGCTTATTGTGTCACTAAGATATTAAATGGTAATATTTATGTAGTTGATGCAGGTGGTTATAACTCTGGTTATTCTGAGCATGTCTTACATAAACTTGTAGGTATTGCTAAGAAGCATGAAGTTAAGAAGATATTAATTGAAGAAAACTTTGGTCAAGGCATGTTTGAAGCCTTACTGAAGCCTTATTTAATGAAAGAGTATCCTTGTACTACAGAGATGATAAGACAGACATCTAACAAGCATAGAAGGATATTAGACACCCTAGAACCCCTATTTGCACAGCATAGAGTAGTATTTGATGCTAATGTGATTAGAAAGGACTATGAGGACACTAATAGCTTATATCCACCAGAAACAGCATTAAGGTATCAACTGATGTATCAAATCAGTAGATTACAGAAAGGTGCTAATACTTTAGCCCAAGATGACCGAATAGATGCCTTACAGATGGCTTGTTATTACTGGATATTACAGCTTTCAAAAGACCAAGATATGTCAGTAAAGACAAGGAAAGAGGAACTATTTAATCAAGAATTAGAGAAGTTCTTTGGAAGACAAAATCAAGACAATACTTGGTTTAAGATATAAGACATATCTAAGTGCCACTATTAGATAAATAGAACTATTAGATAACTATTAGTTTTATAATAAGATTAATCAGGTTCAAGTATGTAATAATGGAACTGATGATGAATATAGTGTGACTAATAGAGATAACTAAATACATGAACCATAATGATAAACTATTATATCTTAAAGCCTTATGTACAACTAAAGGTGAAAAGAAAGTAATAAAAGAGATAACTGAAGCAATAAAGGATATTAACGATAAGGGTATCTTTAAGTTTAGCCATACAAAGGAAAAGAAACCAAAAAATCCTTTAGATGACCTAATAGAGGGCAGGAAGTTTATCTTAAACAATACTGAGGAGTTTCTTAACCACTGTGTTGATTATAGTATGGCAGATAAAATAGAGGACTTATTGTTTCCCCAGAAATAATTTGGGTTAAAAATGTGACAACCTCACGTATGTACCCTCAAAAGTAAATTCCCCCTATACGTGTACTATAAATTATTGCAGGTGGTGATAGTATCTAATAAAATTGCAACGTCTGTTGCACTAAAAAACAAAATTAATATTGTTTAACAATAATAAACAATGGTTATTGCAACCAATGACCACTAAAAATCTATGTATTTTGTAGTTTAGAATAATTCTAATGTATTTTTTGATTTGCTTTCATGCTTCTCATTATCTGTTTATGAACTTTAAGAACTCAATAAGTCAATAATGAT